CCTGTCTGCCCCGGTTGAATTCACAGGCTGGTCCCGGGGTGCGCTTCGCACACCGTGCTGCTCCGGGACGAGATCCAACGGTGGGCTAAGCATGTAGTGCCGGGGATGGAGTGCCTTCGGACGGGGGTTCAATTCCCCCCACCTCCACCATATAACCCCTGAGAAATCAGGAAGTTAGGCCGCCAAACATGGCGGCCTTTTCTTTTGTACGGACTCAGGTACGGAAAACCTTTCGGGTTTCCCTTACCCCGCGACAGGCCAGCGCCCGACTCCCCGGCCCAGCGCTATGCGCGAACCTAGCCCTGCCCCCCCCCCGCCGTGCGTAGTGGAGCGAGTCGCAGGCCCCACCCTAGGTCCGGTCTGCCGCGAAACTTCGCTGTCTAGGATGACAGCGGCGGGGGTCCCCCTCCCCCCGAAACAGCAAAACATCCGCAACACCGCAACATTGGACGGCGGTGGACGCTGGCGCTCGCCTACGGAATCCGGCATCCGCAACACGTCCGAAACACCATCCGCAACAGGCGTATGCTCGCTGCGGGCATTCGTCCAAGGGGAGAGAAATGTCGGACATCTATCGCGTTTGGCACTACATCGGCGGGGAGCAGACACCAGTCTTTTCTGTCTACGCGGATAACCTTGCGAAGATCAGTGATGATCTGCAAACCGCTATCGCCACGTTCTGCGATCAGGAGTCAGTGACCTACCTCGGTCACCACACCTTCCAAGATGGAAGGATGTACATGTTCGTCGCAGGTGACCGGGCATAGCGTCATGGGCCGCGCTAGTGCCTCGTGGCGCTGGCAGCTGCGATCATCTGACTGGCCTCCGGGCCGAACGCCAGCTCCCACCAGTGGCCGTCCGGGAAGCTCACGCGCAGGAAATACTGCCCATCCTCCCACTGGCCCAGCGTGTGTTCCGCTGCCTCGATATCCAGCAGCTCGCCGGTCTCGTTGTAGTGCTGCACGAACAGGACCTGGGCGGCCTGGGCCAGCGTGTCAGTCGGCAATTTGCTTTGCATAGATCAGGGTCTCCCGGTTGCCGGAACGGATGTTCTGGATTGAAGTGATGTTGTATTCGTGCCCGTCAAAGGCGATCCGCATCGTGGTATCCACGTCGGTCCGGTGGCGGATGGTGAACTTCGTGGTGTCCTCAGCCTGCACGGCAGCTGCGGCGAAATACTCACGCCCGACCAGCGGGTCCACGCGGGCAAAGACGGATACGTAATCCGCCCATGCCTCCGTGACGGTCCCGGTGTTCGGGTTAACGATGGTCGTGAACTCGCGGAAAGTGATCTTCCGGTTTAGGTCTGTTGCGACGTAGGTCATAGAACGATCAGCCCTCGGGTTGCGTAGGGGTCTACAGGCGGCGCGTCTGCGGTCTGGGAGATGCCAATCGCCATCGCCAGCGCCTGCATGCCGTCGATGCGCCCCGTGGATCGGGACTTGTCCAGCTTTCGCCCGCCTGCCGGGTCTTTGGTCACCGTGGCGTTAGCGGCGCACATGGTCAGGACCGGGTGCATGCCGTGGGCGATTCGGGCGTTCAGAAGCTCGGCTTCCAGCGCGTCCAGCGCCGGGGCCATGTCCTTGTAGCCCTGTCCCCACGGCTCCAGCGGCAGGGCCAGGCCGATGCGGTCCAGCTCGCGTTTCAGCACGTCGATTCGCCAACGGTCGAACGCGATTGCGTGTACGTCCAGCCCCGCCAGGATCTCGGCCATGCCCGCCGCCACGTGTTCGTAGTCCACGGACGCGCCCGGAGTCGTGCGCAGGAAGCCTTGCCGTGCCCAAACGTCATAGGGGGCGCGGTCACGCTTGGAACGCTCCACAAGCCCCACGGCGGGCGTCCAGCAGTACGGGCGGACCTGCCACACCCCAGCGACCTTGCCGACCAGCACAAGCGCCGTCAGGTCGTTTCTGGCAGAGAGGTCCAGGCCACCATAGACCGGGCCGTTGAACTCCACCGGCTTGGCCCCGCACGCCTTCCACACGTCCGGCGACACAAACGGCGCATCTGTGGATACCCGCTGATTCAGCAGCAGGTTTCGCGCGGTGTTCTCCATGCTGGGCATGCGCTGGGCCTGCACCATCTGCTCGCGCAGGTCATCTTCCGACCGGAACAGCCCTAGGGCCGGGTTCGCTGCCCGCCATGCCCCTTCGTCCAGCAGGTCCGCTCCCTCGGGCGCAGCGTAAACGTGCGACACGATCCGGGGATCTTTGGACTGTGCCGCATCGTCCAGCCACACGCTCAGCAGGTCGGCATCGGTCGCCGCCTGGGTCGAAATGGCGATCAGCAGCGGTTCCGCGTGCGCACCCTGCGACGTGGTGATCGCGTCGATAAAGTCCGACTGCGGTCCCCGTACCTGGCCTACCTCATCCAGGATCGCCAGCACCGGGGACAGGCCATGTGCCGTCCTGCCATCCGCCGCAAGCGCCCGGAACTCGGTATTCAGCGGAAGCCCGACCAGCCGCTTAGAGCTGGGCACGATCCGCACCAGCTTGGACAACTTGGGCGACAGCTGAACCATCTTAGCCGCGAGATTAAACACCAGCGCCGCCTGGTCGCGGCTCATGGCCCCGGACACGATCTGGCTGTTTAGCTTGGCCTCCGGCCCGACCAGATGGGCCAGCAGCAGCCCTGCGATGAGACCGGACTTGCCGTTCTTGCGAGCGATCGACAGATAGGCCCGCCGCGTCCCTGCGGCGTTGTCATAGATCGCCCGGATGAAGTCCTTTTGGAAGTCGGCCAGCACCAGCGGCTTGCCAACGTGTGCGCCGTCCGGGGTTAGGCAGTACCGCTCGACAAACTGGATGACGGCATCCGCGCGCGTCACTTCACTACCCGCAAGGTCGGAATCAGCGGGTCGTGTTCCGCCTCGGCTTCCCGCTCAGCCTCCAACGCATTGCCCTGGTCGCGCGCCCGGCCTTCCGTGGCCTCCGGGTGGACGTGCAGGAGCCGCGACAGGCTCATGATCCTGCGGCCCAGCTTGTCCACCAGTCCATGCTTCGGGTTGACCTTGTCGCCCACCATGTCGCCCTCTAGGGAAATCTCCCCCTGCAACCGCTCAACGTCGTACTGCGCACGCGCGAGGATGGCTGCCGTAGACAAGTCAGCTTCGTTCCAGCGGTGGCGGGGTCTGTTCCGCATCAGGGCGTCCCAGAAGGGGCGCACCTCATCCGGGATGCTCACGTGCCCAGGCGGATCGGGCGGGCCTTCAGCGGCGTTCTGTGCAGCCCTCACGGCGGCCTCGGCGCTGTCGGATCGGGTTTGGCGTTCGTTCTTGGACATAGCGATAAAAGAGAGGTCCGGGCGGCGGTCGGGGCTGGTCAGCTGCCAGCGATTTTTCGGTTCCAATGCGACGACGGATCACGCGGCCAGCCGGTCTCGTCGTGGCCCTGCGTCTGGGTCATCGTCTTGCGTGAGTGACAGCTGTGGCAGCGAGGCACGAGGTTGTGCGGTGCGTTGTTGCCTGGGTCGCCGTCGTCGTGGTCAACGTCTGTGGCTGGGTGCTGGCAGTCCCTGCACAACGGATCGCGGGCCAGTACCGCAGCCCGCAACCGTTGCCACCTGTAACTCCCCAGCGGAATCGTCCGCCGGGGATCGGCATCCCTGCCGCTAGGCCGCGTCTGCCTCTTGTGTCTCGACTGCATCGTCGATCCCTTCAATGGCAGGCAGGTTCTCCAGCGTGCGGGCCTCAGACTTCAGCAGCCATCCCGCACTGATACCGGCTTGATAGAACGCCGCGCGGTTGGTGCTGTCGCCTCGCAACAGACCTTCCACGTTGTGTTCCACGAAGTACCGCTTCCGTGCGATGGGTCCAAGCAAAGCACGCTCGCAGGATTCCTCCCACATGGTCAGCCAGCGCCTGAGCGTGTGCGTCACGAACCAGCGGTTCATCTCCACGCTGTTGCTGAAGTTGGCATGCCGCAGGTCAGCCACCAGCACGGGCGGGACACGGAAGATGCGGCAAACTTCCTCGACGCTGAACTGCCGGGATTCCAGCCACTGGGCATCCTCGTTGCTCATGCTCAGCTGCTGATACTTCAGGCCGTTTTCCAGAATGGCCGTCTTGCCCGTGTTGCCCAGCCCCGTGAACTGCCGCTCCCAGCTCTCGCGCAGCCTGCCGACGCTCTCGTCGGTCATGACGTTGTCGGTCTGGAGTACACCCGACAGCCGCGCGCCGTTGGCCCACGCCCTGTTGCCGTGTTCCTGCGAGGCCAGGACGCCGCCCAGCATCTCGCGGGCAACTTGGATGCGGGACTTGCCTACAAGCCC